TCGTCATTATCAAAATTGCTGACAAACTTAGACATTAATCCACCTCATAAACGATTGTTCCGATAATTGTTCTGCCATCGCCACCCGGGTAAGCGTTTGCGGTTGTTCGATAAATAACCAAATTGCCTGAAGTTTGAATCTGTAACATTGAACCTGTTACAGCAGTTTCGCGACCTGCACCAACGAAATCAGTTGATTCTGCATCAAAAGGTAAAGTTGCTCGCAAGTTTCCCGCACCTGTGCCATTTGTTGTAATGGTAATAGTTTGTTGAACGGCAATTAATTTGCCAGCTCTTTTCCATTTTCCAGTAGCAGAGGCAGTCGTAATAGTTCCGGTGCTGGAGCTAACAGTTGGAGTGTAAGTTGTCCAAGCCCCAGCATCCCATTTCAAACCTGTTGATTCGCTAGCAAGCGCAGTCAAAAATCCGTAATCAGCCCCAACGGCTAAGCGAGCTGGTGTATCAGCTGCGGTTGCGGTAATCAAATCCGCTTTAGCATCAACAATAGAATTCTGAATCGCATCGGCGTCATCGGTAGTTACCCAAGTAAAGTCCATATCGGTATTGGATGTTTTACTCAATACCTGTCCGGTTGTCCCGCCTTTTAGATCAACAAGAGAAGTGTCGATTGCACTACCCAGTGTACGGATGGCTAAAGCGCCGTCCTTAACAAGGTCGGTATCGTCTGGGGTTTCCCAGCCAAAGTTGGTCGTTGTTGCCATTAGCTAATGACTCCTATCGCGTCTTGCCATTCTAAGGTATTCAGCACACTATTCCAGCTTTCCGCCGCATTGACTTGGTTCCATCTTTGGGCCACTGCTGAAAACTCTGTGGGTGAGGCGTTGAAGGTCAGGCTAAGCCCACCCACTGACGCCCTAAATGTCCAGCCCTCGACATATCCGGTAAATTCCCCGCCCAGCATTTGAGGCGGTAGGTTTGTGATGCGCACTGGCATACCCATAAAGATATTTAATAACGCATCGCGGTCAGTATCGTCTAGCTCTGGGTTTTGGATTGGAAAGGTGATTGACTGGAATTGGTAGCGAGGGTAGGCGCGTAGCTGAATGAGCCTGTCGCCCATATCTTCAATGTCTGCTGTGTCTTTGACGTAGCTGCTAAATTGCTCAGCGTAAAGGCCATAGGTCGCTTGGGAGTCAGTGTCTTGGGCGATGTATTGAGAATTGAAGTTGTTGCCGTAATCAATAACGATTTTATTGGCTAAATCGCCTTGTCGCTGGACTATTCCAACGCCAGCACCTAAAGCCTGACCAGCGTCCAAATCAACGTATCCATTGGCTACCAAATAATCTTGGCGATGGCTCGCATCGGCATAACCAATTAGCCCATTGGCATCCTCATAAAGATACCCAAGAGCTGATGAGGCGATTTGGTTGGCCACTACTGAAATGACTTGATCCGTAATCTGGCGGCTGTTCATTGTGTATTCACCAGCGTCAATATCGCCTAGACCAATGTTGGAAGCGTCAGCCCAAGTCTCTGTGGCGTTGTAGGTAGCCCAAGTCTCAGCTGGTGGCAGCTCATTCCAGTTGTTGAGCAGTAAGTCATCTAACAAATCAAGGATCTGTGCGCCGTCTAACCCTTCGGCTAGATTGCCGTCAAAGGTGGCTCTTTGCAGTCTAATCAACGCGCCGACTGCGGTTATGTTTAGGTTTGTCACTGTGGCAACGCCACCGGAGCTGGTGACCACTTGGCGAATGTCTGAAATGCGGCCACCAAAGATAGGGACATAATTACCGCTTGAGTCTTTGACTTCGATGGTTATGGCCGTATTGACCGCAAAAGAATAAACTGTGTTATCGGTATTTATCAGCTGAAGCGAGCAATAGCCGGCAGGGGTGGGAGAGTTAATATCTTGACGGCCAGAGGTAATAGTCAGATTGGCCAGAGTTACTGAAGTGACTTCGTTTCCATTGGCTTTAATTCGCCACTCAGGAGTCCAAGCCGTCATAAGATTTGGGCCGTATCTCTAAGACCGCCGCCGCCACCAGTCCCGCGGTTGGTTGAGTTGTTTAGAGCTAAGACCACTGCGCGGGTAAAACCTTCTTCATCGATTGCGCTTGGTGCATTAACGTTAATTGTTACTGAAGTCTGACCAGCATTTTCAGCTTGTCTGAAAGAGCCAACGTCAAAGGTTGCAGGAATTGCTTCTCCGTTTGGATTCAGTAGTTTTGGCACTGACACTTTTGGAGTTGTGCCTTTAGTAGATCCGCCAGCTGCGGGAGTTTGAGTTACCGATGGCACTGGCAAAGTCGGAGCAGTCGGCAGACTAGGTAATTTGGTGCTTGAGCTTTTAGTGGTGCTGCCAGTTGAGCTAGGCACTGGAATAGTTGGAATGTTAGGCAACAGTGGGATTTTGTTATAGGCGTTGATAATTGCGTTGATTGCGCTGATAGCAGTTGAGACGGCTGATTGGATGCCCTTAACTACGGCTGAGATTATGTCGAGGATACCGCCAGCAACCGCACCAATAAACTTAAGAGCTGCGCCTAGATTGTTGGTGAGTATAGGCAGAATAAAATCTTTAATAAAGTTATAGAAAATAGTTAGCGATTCTTTATTGCGATTAAATGCCGCTATAACTGGGTCGATAGCGGTGGTCTTGAAATTCTGGAAAGCAGGGATAGCGGTGTCGGTGATGAATTTGAGAAGCCGCTCGACAATAGGCAAAAGAGCCGTTCCGACAGTTTCTTTAGTTTCATCAAAAGCCACTTGCAGTCTTTGAATACGTCCTTCAAATGTATTGGCTTGTGCAGCAGCCGCACCACCAAAGGTCTCGCTTAATTGCTTGATTGAGCCTTCTAAACCTAGTGTCTTAATTTCAGCAGCAGATAAACCGATACCTAAACGAGTGAGAGCGCCGTTGTTGCCTTCGTAGGCCTTACCTAAGGCTTCGGCTACTGCTTCGACATCTTTACCAGTTGCAGCTGATACGTCCAAAGCGACTGAGAGCAATTCCTGAGAGCGCTCGACTGATCCGGTGGCAACCGCCAGTCTTTGAAGCGCCGGTCGCAATTTGTCATCGGCGACACCACTGGCAAGAGCAGTTTTTAGAATTTGCTCTTCAACCGCAGCTACTTGGGCATTGGTCGCTTTAGTAACATTTTGCAGTGCTACTTGCAGACGCTTTTGAGCAGCCTCATCTTCAATAGCCGCTTTAACGCCTTCGATGGCTAATTTGCCAGCATAAGCCGCAGCAGCGGCAGCGGCCGCAACAAATGCAGCTTTAGCAGCAGCACTGAACTTTTCTAACTTACCGCCAAATCCCTCGACTTCCTTCTCGCCTTTATTAAGCTCTTTGCGAAGGTTATCGACATCAGCAAGGATGGATAGCTTTAGCGTTCTACTTCCGGCCATTACTTATCCCATTCTTTCAGAATTCTTGAAAATGCTTCTTCCCATTGTTTGACTAGTTCAGGCTGAATTTTGCGAAGTGTGGGGTAGATGAAATAGCCAGCATTTCCTCGGCCTTTGGTTGGGGTTCGTCTAGGGAATTGACGATAACGATTAGATCCGAACTCGTAACCTGCCCAGAGGTCTTTAGTCGATCCTCCACCAGAAAAACGCTGACTCGCGAAACCGTAAGAGAACTCGCCAATCTTCGAGGACTTGGAAACTTTAACGCCAGTTGTAATGCGATTGACAACGGCCTGTCCAAAGGTTCTGGTGATTCCGTAGGCTTTGACTTGGTTTGCTGCGTATTGAGCCAGCGCGCCGCTCTCGCGTTTAGCCGCATCAACAGCTTCATCGTCCATCGCTTTGAAGGCGGTAATGATTGAGCGAAGCTCGCGCCTGTCGTAGGATATTGGCTCATTTACCACTCCTGTTGCGCTCCTTTAATATCTCAATCGCCGTTAAGACTTGTTCGATGTCCGTCCATTCGCTCATCGGGATTCCGGTTGCTATCGCCACTTCAATTATGAGGCGGTTTATGCTTCCGGACTCGTAGCTTTTGGGCTTTCATCCCCTATCGTCATTTCTTCTACCGATAACTCCCAGACTTCTTGAGACTTAGTCGGCTTCCCAGCTGCATCTCGCTTATATGCGAAATAAGCTAGGTCGAGGAAGTCCGCTTGTTGGTAGGCCGAAATATCCTTCATTGAATAAATCGATTTGCCAGTCTTGCGTTCCCACTTCGCCCACTCAGGGAGTCCGGCGTTGTAGGTGACTTCCTCGCCATTTGTGTATTTAATTGTGATTGATAACTTCATAGCTCCCGATCTCCCTCTTAACTAAATGTCTCTGTGACTGCTCCGTTTGCCACCTTGAAGGTGAAAGATACAGTCTGCGCATCGATTCCGGAACCACCAGCAGTCGGAAATTCTGGAAGAATATCAAAAACAAATTGGGCGCCTGTAACGCTGGTTAGGGTTACTGTGATGCCTGTGTCTGGTGCCGACTCGGCAGCTGACCAAAGTGCTTCGCATACAGATGAGGTCTTGCCCCAGTCTGCAAGCATATCAAGCTGAAATGTGCCTTCGATATTTACTGTTTTGTAAGCCTCGCCATCGAGAGTCTGATAAGTCTCGCGAACGTTGGTCTTTGTCAATACAGCGTTAGTCGCTTGTGCTTCGATATCTGTTCCACCTGAGAAAGATAGCGAAATGTCGCGACCCGTAATTACTGTGGTTGCCACTGTTTCTCCTTAGTTGGTTTGAGTGTAGTAGGTGGAAACGCGAATATCCGCGACCAGTAAATTAACTGTTCCGACTTGCGTAACCGATGGCCGCTCTACTGGGCCGACTGTGTAGCCGTCCGGTATAACTGCCAAAACTGACATAATGAGCTGCTCTAAATTATCTAAAGAAGCGGGGTTAGACATATAAGCCACTCCGCAAGTGATTGTTAGGTTAATCTTTGCGTGAATGGTTGAGTCATTGATTGTGTTTAATTCTAAATAAGGTGAATCAGGAACTAAGACCACCATAGGCACTTGAGGCGATTCAGGGACGTAACTATAAACGTTTGCGCTGACGCTCCCGATAGCTGTGGCCAGCGGCGTCCGGATAGATGAAAGGATTGTAGAGGCGGGCATTATCCCACCATTACTTCAACATCAAGGTAAGGCCCAAGTAGGCCAGTTACTTTGGCAAGTAGATTTTTTGAAAGTCTGAAAGGTGTAACTGCAAAATCAACGCCTTCGATTGATCCGCCTACTGCTGTTTTGGCTTGGAAAATCTCTGTTGATATAACCAAGACAGAAGTTTTAACGTTGGCGTTTCCGACATAGGTAGCCGCTCCAACGAGTGTAGCCGTTCCGGCGGGGATGACATTAAACTCTGTAACGTCTGAAGCAGTAATAGCTGCTGAGAATTCGTAGAGGTCGTCAGAGATGTCGGTGATTGTTCTTGTGCCGTTGAAGGTTGCTGAGACTCCGGCAATAACGACTGATTGGCCAACTGAAAACTCGTGTTGAGTCGTTGTGGTGAAAACTGCGACATTATCGGTCAATTCTGCTTTAGCGATTGGAGATGCGTATTTTACAAGCATTGGCAGAATTATGTTTTCAGAGGCGTCAATTATTTCTTCTAAATAAGCATCCGAATATAGGGATGACGAGACGCCAAGAATAGTCCGCAGCTCTGTGGCTGTTACGATTGTTGGCATCTCGTTATCCTTTCAAGCTAATTGGGTGAGCGGCCAGCTCGGGAGCGGACTGGCCGTCACTATTTGAGTTTTACTATGCAACCATCCACTTATAAGCGCCAGCTCCCACTTTGGTAGCAATTGCGCCGTATCCGTAATATGCAACCTCAATTTGGCCGTTCAAAGCCACATTGGTCTGCAAGCGGAAACGTGAGGACTCATACCAAGTGTAGGAATCTGGGTTGATAAGGATGATTGATCCATCGCCAGTTGTAGCAGAGGTAACCAAGTTGCGAGAAACGCGTAGATTCAAACCTAGAACGTTGCCGCGCACTGATTGACCATTCAGGTTACCTAGCTGATTGCTGTTACCAATTAGATTCTGATAAATCGGACGGCCAGCATCATTGAGGCCCATAATTGCGCCCCATTGATCAGGGGTTACTAAGATTTCAGTTGCAGTTCCAAGAGTGTCCTTGTAAATATCGACTGAACCATCAGCGATGAAATCAAGGAATCCAGAAGCGTCGAGAGTGCGGTTTCCGCCATCTGTTGCGCCAGAAACTAGAGCGGCTGCTACTGCTGCGTCTGTTGCCTTTGCGTAGGCGAACTCCATTTGACGGACTAGCTCATCAAAAAATGCTGGAGATGAACGATCCAAGAGTTCAACGCTGAATGTCTGACCGCCGGCATACTTCTTTACTGTGACAGATAGGAATTCATTTGTCATACCTGTCTCATCAATTGCTGCTGCTTCTGCCTCTTCTGCCACTGTTGGCACTGCTGTTAGCTTTGGAATTTCAAAGCTCATACCAGCATCTGGCAAAACGCCGCGAGAAATTGAATCAACAGCTGCGCGGTCTGCATTTGATAGCGGGTTGATAAGTTCGGTTAGCTGACGTGTTGGAATCAAGCCAGAGTTGTTAGATGTGGTGTCGTCAGCAGCGGTAACGTATTGACGAGCTGAATCATCACCGAGTTTAGCGCGAACGCTGTTCTCGAGATACTTCGCCTTTGTAAACTCTAGGCGAGGTGCGGTGTAGAACGCTGGACGTGGTGCCGCAG